CTCTGCAAAGATCGTCATTGAGATCAATGCATACATGAACTGAGGTAGTTCAAAGATCTTTGATGAACTTCTATCTTGCACAAGATACTTATCTACAACTTGACGTAGACCTGCATATGTAAACAAGTAATCACGATCATGATTGATGAAAGTATCAATCTTATCAATCTCTGCTTCTGTATATTTAGTGAGAACTTCTGCATCATATACACCCAAATCTACACACCTTTTGATGTGATCCTTGAGTGCAATAATTTCTTCCCTTCTACCACATAGTTGCTTTCTGATAGCAAAGAGAAGTAATCTTGCTGCTACAAATTGATAATTAGGATTTTCTAGATCAATCAAGTCTGAAGCACTACGGATCAAAATTTCTTGGATCTCTGCAGTAGTGATACCATCATAAAATTGAATACCAGAATTGATTTCTACCTGTGATGCAGAAACGCCAGCAAGATCTTTGCAAGCTTCTTCTACCATTACATGTAGTTTATCAAGGTTCAATCTCTCAATAGAACCGTCTCGCTTTTTGACTGTTATTCCGTTGCTCATTCTTCTTCCAACTAGTAAATTTTAGTTTTGCTTCTAAACCTGAGTAAGTATTTAATTTTATCACGTCTTGAACATTATGTCCAGATAAAACCATATCATTAATATCCTTTTCAGTTATTGATGATGGCCAAATGACAACCTTTTGTCCAGTTTCGATAACTCGGGATATTCTTGATACAATTTCTGTATTCCTAGGTTCGTTATCATATATGAACACACAGTTATTGATGCCCCAGTTAGTAGGATTAGCATCAGCACCACACATTGCGATAGAGTTGTCAATGAATGTGCTATCAAAAGGTCCCTCTGTAATATAAACTGTTTCACTTTTATTTACTGTATCAAGTCCATAAACTTTGGGAAAATCCTCGTCAAGCATGACGGTAAGATATTTAGGTTGTGCCCATGGATCAAGACTTCTGCCTTGAAAACCTATGAGTTTCTTTTCTTCGTTATAAAAAGGAATGATAATTCTCGCATGATCATTGCGAATATCATCAAAGGTATGCTTGACTGTATTCGTAAATTCCTTAAATTTTTCTGCGTAGAAAAACTTTGTAGGATTTAGTTTTCTTTTTTTGAGATAATCACTTGACTTTGGATTTTCTGATGCTTGTGGTAGATTTATCTTTGTCTTCTTGGCAAAGACGGGTTGTTTAAACTCAAACTTTGGTTCTGGAGTATTAGTTGATCTGCCTGTTAGTCCTTCTTTATACCGTTCAAGAACATATTGATCATATAAAGACTGATCAATATCTTTTAGAAAATATGTAAAAGACTTTGAAACTCCACAGTTATGACACTTAAAATTATAGTCTGATTTCCGCTGATAGAAATATCCCCTGGTCCTATTTTTATTCCTTTTAGAATCTCCACAATAAGGACACCTAAAAGTATAAAGATTTTCTTTTCTTTTGGCGAATTTTTCTAAGCGAGCAGAAACCAGACCAATGTACTTATGGTCAACAAAAATCATCTAACATTCGCTGGTTTGTTATCCATTCTACTCTGAATGTTCTCGCCTGTCAATATACCTGAGGCAAGTGATACCATTGTCGTAACAATAAAACCAGCTGCCAATCCAACCCCAACCGCGATCCACTTGAACTTTTTTAGATCTTCCACCTTACTATCAACAGCATCGATACGATCACCTAAATCAACATCTTCTGCTTCAAGATCTTCTTTTACTCCTCTGATCATTTCGACCATAAGAGTTTCTGTCTTGTTATGTTGATCTAATTTTTCATTATGGACTGCTAACATCTTTGAGACATTCTCTACTGCCTCTTTCATGACCTGAATAGCAGCATCTACTTTTTGTATTAGATGCTCTTGATAATCAGATCTCTGTTCTAATACTGCAACTTTACTTTTTACCTCTTGATTTCCTAACATTTTTAATGTCCTGCAGACGTTTACGGTAAAATAAATTCAATTTTCTACCATACTTACGCCTCAAATCCATTACAGGATCCAAACCAGCGACTGGATCTTTCGCTTTGCTACTAAATCCAGGATCTCCTGTTTTACCAGGATCTGTGTTCATCATTTCTTCTCTAATAATATTTATTATGCGCTCGATGTCCATCAGATTGTATTGAGAATATGATTGCATTCATTATGAATTGGAATGTCATCTAATCCTGACTTAGGATAATCTGGTATTCTATTTAAAAACATCAAAAATGTTTTGATTAAAGACCAGTATTCCTTTTCAATTTTGAAAAACAAAAGAGGCACCGTTGCTTCACCAAATACATTGAAACAAATAATCAAATGGTTCAAGATTAAATGGTGCCTTAGTTCGTTCTGTTCAAGATATTTCTTTAGCAATCTCTTGATATATTTGAAGCGTTTCAAATCCTCTTCAAACTCTTCCATAGTGGAAGCATGAGGATTTTCATAATGCTTTATAGCGAATAGAAGATGGTTATCTTCATTCAATTCATCAAATCTCATTTATAATTATTTGATTGTTAGTGTAGTTGTTCCGATGCCTACGCCTCTTACAGCATGAGGATATGTGCTAACTCCAGCGATACCACCACCAAAGAATGTTCCAGCACCGCCGACATTTCTAATCATGTCAGAAGTGAATGTTTTTCCTGCAGTTGAATTCTGGAAGTCAGTAATTGTTCCTACAACATTACCTGCAACGTGGACGTTTAGGATGGTTCCAATACCTAGATTGGTTGTGAATTGGAATGCAATTCTATTGCCAATCTGACCATTGAAGTTCTTCATCATGGTGTATCCAAAACCAGTATCAGAACCTGCAGTACGTGTTCCGAAGTAAACTGGAACTTGTACATTTGGTGTCATCGATACAGCAGTACCAACAACAAACGAAGTTCCTGCACCAGTTGTTGCTCTGATATTTACAGTAGCGCCTGCTGAGCAGAAAACAGGTTCATTCCAAACAACATGAACAAATCCTGTAGCGGTTCCAATGCCTGTTGCAACGCCTGATCTAACAACTCTATTAGTACCACCAGCACCGATGCTGATTGGTGATGCAACGTTTGGATCTTCAAAGAAAACTGCAACTGGTGTAGCAGCGCCTAGTCCAGTAATTCTGCTTCCGTTTGGATCTCTTGTAGTACCAAGACCAGAAACATGAACTAGAACTTCATCATAGTATGAAGTTGATAGACCAGAGTATACCTTGTCACCGTAATGTCTGTATACCCAACCTCTTTGATCTGCAAAGCAATTATGAGGTGTTCTATTTCTGTCAACATCAATTAGATGCTTAGGAATGGCATAATAATTAGCAGCATACTCACTTTGAGTTGAAATTCCCCAAATTGCCATCTTAGTTTTTCCTATCGGTTTTGCTTGAAATATTTATAAAAATACCACAACCGAAGTTGTGGCAAGGTTAGTTTATTTAGCTACTTCTTTAGTATGGTTCTCAACAAATGAGAAGTAAAATCTATTATCCCATTCTGCTCAAACCGTTTTGTCTTTGCTAACCATTCAGATAATGATAGCAACAGACCAAGTATGATCGTAAATCCCCAGTTTGTAACTAGGCAAGTGATCATGCTTGTGGTGCGAATAGCTTCTCTTTAACTAATGCAAGAACAACATCGTCAATCGAGTTGTCGGTTGTTCTTACATACTTGGTTAAAAGATCGACAACCATTTGCTTTACAGCAGGATGTGTTGCGATTGAAATTACAAGTGGTTTTACCACTGCAACTACTGCTCCCATGATACCCTCCGAGATTTTGTTGGATATTATCCTACTTTATTTAGTTCCTTTTTTCTTCTTTTCTTTGTCCATCCAACCACCTTGCATCACCCCAGATAATGGAATTTTTGCAGTAGGTTTATCATCATGTCCACCACCATAATCTCTTCCTCTGTAGTCAGTTCCTTTACGCATTTTATCTTCTTGCTCACTCATTGCTTTGTTAGCTTTCATTGCAAGATTATCTTTTTTTTGTCCAGCCTTTAGTTTTCTATTTGCCTCTGGAGCAGATGCTTTTGATGCTGCTTTTGTTTTTGCAGTACCAGTTCCTTTCTTACTAAAACCAGCAAGAATTTTATCTGCTTCTGCTTCTAATTTTGACTTCTTTTCTCTTTGATGTTCTTGTTTTTTTCTGCCAGCAGCAGTCTGAGTTCTCTTCATTCTTTCAGAAGCTGGTCTAAGTGCTTCACCGAGATAGTAATCTAGTTCATTTTCAAGTGCTTCATTATGTTTTGGTGATTGACCAATACGATCAAATCTTTCCTTTTCTTTTTGTCTAGTGATTGCACTTACAATGGTTGAAGACTTTTTCTGTGCTTCCGTTTTTTTCTTGCCAGTTGAAGAAAGTGCTGTACGTGCTAGGTTGCCAGCACGACGATACATTTTATTTTCTTTATCCTTATCTATTTCCTTATATGCTTCCTCAATATCAGGATGGGGTGCATAAAGAGGACCTTCATAGTTGCCAGCAAATTGCTCCATCGCTTTCTTGCGAATGGTAGCAAAATAAACTTGCTTGCCCTTCTCAGCACCATATTGCTTCTTCATAGAAGCCTTCATACCAGAATCATCATATTTTTTCTTTAGATTTTTTTCTTTCTTCATCTCACCAGAAGTCATTTCTCTTTCAGAAATTTCTTCACCTTCTGGTTCATAAGAATTTTTTAGACTATCAATTGCCTTTTGGGTTTGTTGATTTCTTTGCTGCAATTTGCTAGCAACACCCTTTGCTTTATCAAAAGCCATTTTACCAGCAAGTGCAGTTCCTGCAGCAAGACCTGCTTTAATGCCAAGACCAACTACAGGATTTTCATCAATCTGATCACCTTCTGGTTCATATTGTGCTTGCTGAAGACTTGGAAGTTTTGCTCCAGTTGCTTTTGGTTCTTGACCTTTTGGATATACCAATTTTCCACCACCCAATCCAGAACCAGGTTTCATTACTGGTCCAGTTGTAGTTTGTTCTGTTTTTAGATCTGGATTGATCGTTACTTTATTTTTAATTCCCTTTTTAGGTTTCATTGGACCGCTTCCGCAGTCCTCTTCAATAAAAAAACCGAGATCAGACCTCCAATCGGAGTGTTCTTTTCTCATTTCCTTATAGCGTTTTGCAGTAGCAGGTTCTTCACCTTTCTCCAACTTTTCAATTTCTTTCTGCATTGCTTTATATCCTCTATCATATCCGCCACCAGGTTTCATGCCACCACCAAGTTTACGCTCCTCATTCTTCATCTTCTTCTTTTTACCACCCATCTGATCTTTACCAGTTGCACCAGCAATAACATCGCCTCTGGTAACTTTATCGTATGGTGGATAGTTATTTGCTAAATTTCCATCGCCCTTTTTTTCCTCTAAGTGAGGACGACGAAGATCTTCAAAAGACTGTTCCCAGATGTTCATTGGATAGACGTATACGTTTCTGTATTTATTTATTGTATTGCTCCATCATATGATCCAAATGCCCAGTACTTTTCACGACACCAAAAACATTTTTTGCAAGGAAATGATGGGGATCCCATATTCAATAAAACATCTACAGTTTCTATTACACAAGATTCTGTCAATGGATACAAATTTTCCATCAAATTATATTTTTTATATTGATGTGCAATAAATTTTTTATCATGTTTTTTCCAAGGTATATTACTATCAGATCTACCTTCCCAATATTCATGAGTATCCATATTTTCTGGATTTCTGTGCTCTGCAGAAATACAATGTTCGGTTACCATTTCATACTGATCTCTTATTTCTTTTGGTGGATTAGAAGTTATACCACTAAGAAAAGCATCTAAATTATTCTCTAGTCTAAATTTTTCAGCTAGTGGATTAGAATATCTATTTTTATCTGCTGGATCTTCATATGGAGGTACTCTTAACCAACTATCGAAATGAATATCCCTAATATCAACCTTGGGATACATTTCTCTAATTAAGTTTAATATCTGTATTGCTCTCTCTTTAGCAAAAGACAATTTATTATTAAGTTCAAGTCCTGTCCACGGAAAAATAACTTTATCAAAACTTTCAGTTTCAGTTATAAATTTAGCTAGAAAAAATAAAACTAATGCAGAATCTGTCCCAGACGATAATCGAATTCCTATTCTTTTAACATCACTTCTTTCAAACAATTCTTTAAAATGATAATTGGTTACAGCACCATCAGTAATTTCTAAATTTACCATAATAAAACAACTTAATATCGATTTATTTATTGTAACAAATTGTCATAAGAACCAAATACTGCATATTTTTCTACACACCAATAACAAGTTTTACAAGGAAATGGAGGAAAATCTGCCATACATGAAATTGTTTTTGGATATAGTCTTTCTATGAGATTATATTTTTCATATATTTTTTTGACAGTAGATTTAGTACATTGATACAATGGAGATCTTTTTTTTACATTATCATGAGTGTCTATATCAAATAACATTCTTGAAGGATCTCTCTTTTCATCTCTAGTATCATATACTTCTTTAGGCATTGATAATTTAATATACTCTTCTTCAGTATGATTTAAATTTAGTCCGTTTATAAACCACTCAACATTATATTTTTCATATAATCTCTTTTCAGTTTTTTGTGCATTTGGTTCTAATAACATCAGATTAGACCAATATACAGTTACATCTAATGGCTTTAGATCAATTTTAGGAAATTCATTTTGCATTAAGTTTATTATTTCTTTTAATGGTTCTGTTTTACTTTTTATTTTCTTTTTACAGTCTCTAAGATAATAGTTATATATTTCAACATCATATATTTTTGCCTTATCTAAAAAATAACACAATAACCACAATACTAAACTAGATTCAACTCCACCAGAAAATCTTAGTGCAATTTTTTTACACCCACTCTCTATAAAGTTTTTGAACCAAGTAATTTCTACACCATCAATTTCAATAATATAATCGTTCATTTTACCTCTTTACTTTCAGATATCCAAGTTCTAAAAATTTTATTATCCATATCAATGCAAATTAAATGATTTGCACCTCGTCTAATAATAGTTCCTATACGATCAGCACTTTCAATAAGAGATCCAATTTTAAAAATATCACCAGAGATATATTGTTCCCTGATTGATCTTTCATCTACGGGAATAATATTCATCATTACATAACGATATAATTCACCATTCTGTTCTAAAGCAAGTTTAGCAATATCCTGTGCTCTACTTTTTCTAACTACAATATTGATTGCATTATATCCACTTTCATAAATGGATTGAAGAACATCATAAATTGTTTCTGCATTAGCATCATCAATAATGACATCACCAAAAGTTTCTTTTAGTCTAGCGATATCTGCATCTCTACTTGGAAAAATATAATAAGGAGATCCTTGAGCGGTTTCTTCTACTGCTGCTAAGATATTACTAGTTACTTCATCATTATCAAATTTATCAAACGCAATAGTCAAAGGTTCTTTACGTGCTGCTGCATCAAACTGTTGCTTTGCTTGCTGATTTTGAACTGCTTGCTGCAGTCTTTCATAATCAGCTGCTCTTGCAGCAGTCGTAATAGTTTGAGATCCATCCTTTTTACCATCTTTGCCACTTGCAGAACTTGCTGTGGATTGGGAAGATTTTGTTTCATCTTTATTGTCACCCGTCTTTGGGGTGAACATTTTAAGTTGACCCTTTACAGTTTTAGCTTTTAAACTTCCTTGCTTATCGTACCAATCACCATGTCCGTTTCCTACCAAACCCAAACGTTTTGCTTGCTGCGATGCTTGGGTGGTTCTTGCTTCTAGAATGAATTGGTTGAACTGCTTCACTGATTTTCTGGTAGATCTGATTTTTATTCTTCTCAATAAACGCTAATCCTAGCGTTTTATACTGCAAGTATTTAGTCTTGTCTTCTTTGTAATTTTCAATAGATGCAAGATAAAATCTCATAAAATCTTCAATTTCACGCTTCATAATTTGTTTTCTTTTTCTCAAAGATCTATATGAAGTTATTAGTTCATCAATAAGTTGGTTCATGATACAGGCTCAATTCTAATTACTGCTTCATTCAGTCTAACACCAGAAGGATCTTTTCCTCTACCCTTTAATCTAATATCAATATAAGTTTTATCAGCAATTTCATTTACTAACTTATCATCTATTGGTTTTAGTTCTCTTTCATTTAAAATATAGTTAGCAGTTTTATCATTATTTTTTCCAAATAAAGATTCTCCAGTTAAAGATTCTCTTACAAGTTCTCTTTTAAAGACTAAGAAAAGTTTATCTCCCTCAGGATTTTTTCTAGATCCCAAAATACTTTGAAGTCTTTCATTCAATCCACCAGTTCTTTTTGCCTGATCAAGCAATGCTTTCATTACTGGTTGTGGTTGTTTTTTTGGACCTTCACCCAAAGTCCGAGATAGTTCATCAAGAACCATAGCAACTTGTTTTACTTCTGATGCCCCCATTCCTCCTGCCATTGCAACTTTAAATAAAACATTATTCAGAACATTTACTGTTCCTTGAATTCCAGAACTAGAAAGTTGATATGCATCTCCCCACTTCATAGAGCATTTGTATTTCATTCCATTCTTCATAAACAAAACATCTGTCTTTGGTTCTGGACTGGAACCACCAAGTTGTTTAAAGGACTTATAAAACTGTTGAGGATTAGATGGTTCAATCTTATCCATCATTGAATTAGCAGCAGATTGTACTGCCTGTTCAATTGGTTGAAAAGATAGTTTTCTAATCTCTTCTTGTTCACCAAGAGTAGGGTTATCTATCCTGCTATAAGCAGCAAGCATGATAGCGTATTCAAATTGCTTTCCCCTATCAATTGCCATAAAAAATCCCCCTTACGGGGGTATTTATCTACCGATCATCTGCTGCTCGATTTTCTGAGAAATACGCATCAAACATTCCCTCTGGATAACGCTTAGAAAGTTTTTTGATATTCATATCAGTAAGTTCTTCCAACGAAATATCAAGAGCAAGACAAGCTTGTGCAACATACCAAAGAATATCACCAAGTTCGATCTTGAGATGTTCAATGTTATCTTCGTTTGCAGGTTTACCTTGGAAAATAATTTTCTTTACAATTTCCATAAACTCACCTGCTTCTGCAGAGATGCCAACTGCTCCAGTAAGAAGACGATGAATTTCTAGACCACCATCTTCTAGTTCTTGAATGCGAGAAACAAAAGCATCCTTATCACTTGAAGCAGGACTAGTTACTTTAGAAACAAACTCTTTATATTTTTCAAATGCCATTAGAATTTAAAATCGCTGAATTTAGCTTTAGATGATTTACCATCATCATTATTATACTCTTCTTCGTCTCCCTTGTCAAGAATATCGTCTTGAGCAGACTGTTCACAATCATAGAGACGCATCTTAGCACGATCAATACCAACAACAAATCTCTTGTTGATGGTAGGATCATTGTATCTATTCTTCAATTGCTTAACCATAATTTGACCCAACTGCTCTAATTCTTCACTACTAATCAAAGCAAACATCAAGTCAGCGGTAGCAGGAAGACCAAAGCTTTCTGAAGTATCAGTTAGGTTTGGATCAGAACTTGTAAATCCACTTCTAGTGGTTTGTGTTGCAGATACAATTGGAAGATCAAATTCAACTGCTAAACCACGAAGTTCTTCTGCAATCGCTTTCACATAAGAATATGAATTGACATTAACTGCAGAACGATAGCGAGAAGATGCACAAATGTTTAGATAGTCAATAAAGATAATATCAGGTCTAAAAGATTTCTTGAGTGCTAGTTCGTTTAGAAGTGATCTAAAATGACCAACGTGTGCAGAAGCAGTTGGATATTCCTTAACAATTAACTTCCCGTTGGTACGTGAACTGAGTGCATTGATTTTCTTGAAGAAGGTGGTCTTCGGTAGTTCACCAATTTCCCTGATGTTAACGTTAAGAAGATTGGCATCAATTCTTTCTGCAATCTTTTCTTCTGCCATTTCAAGTGTGATGTATAAAACATTCTTTCCTGCAACGAGAACGCTGGAAGCAAAATGGCACATGAAAAGAGATTTACCGACACCAGTGCCAGCAAGCGCGATGTTAAGAGTTTTGTTAGAGACACCACCAGCAGTAATCTTATTAAAGTATTCAAGATCAAAGGGGATTTTACTTTCGACCCTGTGATAATATGCGTAGCGATTTTGGTAATCATCTATGTAATCGTGTCCAACATGATTGTCAAAACTAACTGCCAATGCATCAGACAAAATAGAAGGAATAGCATCTCTTCCTTTCTTTTCATCTTGTCCATCAGCAATCTTAATACTCTCCATTAGTGCCAAATAAATGGCACGTTCTTTACACCATTCTTCAGTAGTATCAATTGCCCACTGAAAGTCTACATCAGAAGGATCTAAAGTAGCAATGAGTTGTTCACATAACTTAAACTCATCTTGAGTTATGTCTGTCCTCTTCTCAAGTTCAATAAAGAGAACTTCTTTAAGAGGAAGACTATCATACTTGGTAATGAAAGAACCAATTTCTTCAAAAATTACCTTGTCAGTTCGTTCTTCAAAGTATTCTGCTTTGATGAAGGGTAATACTTTACGAGTGTACTCCTCACGATTTAGCAGGTTCTTCAGTATCGTCAGTGGAACCCTCTCCGCCATAAGTAAACTCCATTCGTGCAGCAGCATCAAGATACTGCATTAGTTCGTCAGTAAAATATTTTTCTGGTTCAGCATAAATTGTTTTGGCATATGCTGTGGTGCCATTGATTTCGTATCGAGACCCAACTTTCTTGACGATACCATGTTTTTCAGCAAGATCAAGAAGACCATAATAACGGTCAAGTCCACGCTCATCATAAAATAGACGAACTTCAACCTGACGATTTTCTCTAGTTAGACGCGATTTATTTGTCTTTGCCTTGATAATGTTTCCAACGACTTCTGTTCCATCCTTTTCTTTTGCCTTGCTGAGATAAATGATGGTAGAAGCAGCATACTTAAGACCACTACCACCACCCATTTCTTTTGTAGGAACGTAAGAGCCAATAACATCGTAGGTATGGTTAGTAACGATAAGTGGAATATTTGCTTGTCCCAGTTTTAGAGTTAGCATTCTAAATGCACCTTTGACAAGTTGTGATTTTGTCATATCACGAACTTGTTTATCATTAAGTACATCAGTAATTTCTTTCTCTGTGGAAAGCATTCCTAGTGAATCTAACACAAACATACAAGGTTTGCGCTGATCTACAGGTTTCTTTAAATATATATCTACTGCCTTAAGTGCTTTGTTACGAAAGTCTTCAACTGTTACAACATTACTAACAACTAAACGATCTGTAGGAACCCCACGACTTTCTAAAAGTGACTTAGTAATTGCTGCTTCAGTATCAAAGTAAAGAACGTATCCATCAGGATTACTATCCAGAAAGTTTTTAACTACAGCCAAACTGAAGAAAGTTTTACCTGTTGATGTTTCTCCTGCAATTGCTGTAATCTTATTTCCTGAGACCCCACCAAAGATAGACCCACTAACCAAGGCATTAAAAATATAAGAACCTGTGTCAACGTAGGTTTCTGTTTCATCGATTTCAGATGCAACATTAGTGTATTCATCTTTAATTTCCTTTATAATTTCTTTTAGAAAATCCATCAGCAAACAATTCCGTATCTTACTCGTAAAACTTTTTTGTATGGTAGTCCTTCATCCATCAATTCTTTTGTCAATTTTAATTTTTCATACAGTGCAGTATCACCACCAAAAGCAAGTGACTTTACAATTGTACTCAATTCTTCATCGTTAATTGGTAAATCCATAATGTAAGTATTTTTTTCATTATAACATCAGGAGAAGAAAGATGCAAGCGTAGCAGTCTTCTCAACAGACCACCCAATACTATCTAAAATAGCTCTCAGTGGTTCCAAAAATGCCTTATCAAACTGAGTATCATAGTCAACGTAAGGAAGCAAACCAAGTTCTACTGGAAAATCATTGATGAATGAAATTACATTTTCATGAATTGGATTTGGTTTCTTCAGAAGAATGAACTTGATCTTTTCTCCATTATTGATGACATTATACTTTTCGCCAAGTTTTTTATTTTTGATATGATGATTATAAAGAAGTGCTCCTCTTGCATGGATTGGACATCCCTTTGCATAGATTGACAAATTACTTTTATACTTATCAACATCAGAAACTGTTCGTGGAAAAGCAATCTCAGATGGAGGAAGTTTTTTGAACTGTGCTCTTGATTTTTCAATAAAATTAATTACATCATCTTCAGTTTCACTCATCATGATCTTAAGTGCATCCTTAATCATTGAACGACAAGGTGCTGGAGTTGAAGACTTGACTGCTTCGATACCCATGATTTTGAGTTTGGGTTCACTATATCGAACACCTTCGACATCCCATGCATTCAAAATATAACGCTTCTTAGCAGTCCAAATACCACGATCAGCAATTGTTTCTCGCTTCATGAACATCTTCTGTTCATAAGCATTTACATACTCTGCCAGTTCTTTGTAAGAACTTTCAATATACTTCTCAAATTCCATTTGACAGATCTTGTCAAGGAACGAAACAATGTCCTCAGTAGTTTTCTCTCTTCCTTTGTATACACGTTCAACCAGAGGACCCAGGTTGAGGTAAATACTATCAGTATCAGAAGCAACCACATAATCAACATTATCAGTTTTAAGAATATTGTTTATATATGAATTCATCTTCGCTTCGATCCAGCGTATACTGAACTGACCCCCGAGAGTAATTGCTTCAGCATTGTCCAACTTATAATAACGAAAATAGTTATTACCGATAGCACCATAGGCACTATTAAGTTGGATCTTTTTCGCCATCTGGATGTTGTTGCATCGTGCAATTTCCCGTTCAAGTACCTTAGTCTTCTTTTTTTCATACTCTTTTTTTGCCTCCAACATTTTCTTTTTGAAGATCACACGTTCATTATAAATTCTCTCCATCAATACTGGAAGGAACCCACGTTTCTTAGTTGTAAACTGTGCTCCATTAGGACAAACAGTTACATCATCAAGTTGACTAAGATCAACTTCTTTCTTGAGAAGTTTATCAACACTGACACCAGGAAACTTCTCATCAAGAAGTGTTTCTGGTGAAATGTTATATTGCATGATCAAGTGTGGATATAGACTATTCAAGTCAAAACTCACAATCCAATCATACACTCCTGGAATTGGTTCTTTTACATAAGCACCAGCATATTTTTCACTTTTATTTTCGTCTTTCTTTGGTGGAATAACAATGTTCTTTTTCTTCAAATCATTGTAGATAATCATATCCCACATGCGAACCTGATAAAAAACATCGTTAAAGTTTACCTTAGCATCAAATGCCATGGTAACTGCTAGTTCAACAAGTTTCATCTTCTCCTCAAGTGCGTCAACTAGTCGCACGTCTTGGATGTTATACTCTACAAATTTTTGCCAGTTCTTAGTATAAAATTCTTTGAATGTATCAAATTCAGAGTGATCAAGTTTCTTCTTACCAAGTTCAACTTCACCAATGTAGTCTAGACGATAACTTTCTTGAGCTTTGTAAGTAAACTTCTTGTAGAGATCTAAGTAGTCAAGTACAGTAATGCCACCAATATCATACACAACATGTGGGCGATGATTGACATTAATATCTTCGCTGGTAACAAGACCCCAAGGAGATAATCTTTTAACTGCTTTTTCACCAAGAATTTTACCAATACGTTTAGCAACGTATGGGATGTCGTACAGTGTGCAGTTCCATCCAGTGATAACTTCTGGAGTATTCTGTTGCCAATAATCTAGAAAACGATTGAGAAGATCATACTCATCCTTACATTCAACATAAGCAACTTCAGGATCTGTATTGTTAAATGCACCTTGCCCAAAAGTAATAATTCTTTTATTAGAATAGTTTTGCAGTGTAATACAAAGCATTTCCTCGTCACAGTTAGCGACTGTTGGAAATCCTCTTTCGGATGCAACCTCAATATCAATAGTAACGAGTTTCATCTTTTTCAGATCAAACTCAATATGATCCTCAGGATACTTTTCGGAAATGTACTGATAGATATAACGAGTATTACCGTAGATCTCAAATCCTTCTACGTTCTCGTGTGTCTTGATAAATTCACGACAATCCCTTACACTACCAGGTTGGATTGATTGTACATAATTACCTTCTAAGGTTTTATATTTGGTTTTCTTTTTGCTAGGAACAAACAGAGTTGGTTCAAACTTTTCTCTAGCAATAAAACTTTTACCATCCTCAAATCCGCGAACGAGAAACTCGTTCCCTACCATTTGAACGTTTGTATAATACCTCATTCAGCAGTCAACGATTGATACTTATTCAAATAATCTTTGTTAGCGTCCACAATAGTCAAAATACTATCGGAATGGATCATCATCTCAGTCTGACTTGTAAAGTCACTCATCCAGGGAATTAATCCTGTTTCAGCAATTACAAATGGTTGAATAAGTTTACAATCTGGTTCACCAAGTTCAGATGGCACTTCTTCAATTCTACTAATAAGAATAATATTAGTTTTCAATAATAAAACCTTAATCATGGTAAAGACAGCTTCTGTGTCTTCAATTCTACCACTGCCTTGCGTACCTTGTCAATGTACCCACTGTTACGTAATTCTTTAAATACAAGATTTTCAAATCCATATTCCCCATACTTATCAAGAGAAGAATTTCTTGCAGTATTCAATTTTTTTAAAACTGCACGAAGTCCAGTTTCATTATTACCTCGGATCAAAGTATCGATTTTATTTTTTATATTATTTGCTTTTTTCTCCAGTTCCATTTCATCAAGTTCACCCTCAAACTTTTGTGGTTTTTGAACCCATTTATTTTTTAAAATACTATAAACTCCCTGACTTTTTCTTCTAGTAACTCCTGGTTTTTCTAGATATGGTTCTACATCTGCACCGTAAACTTTTACGTCATGCGTTAATGACCACAAAGTTTTTTTGTCTTTAAAGTAATCGTCCAACAATTCAGGATCACATTGTGGAAGATACTTTGGATCAACAACCAAATGAACATCAATATCAGAATATGATGTATAGTTGTATCCAGCATTGCCACCAAGCATCAACACATCTTTGATTGCTTTGCTATCAAGTTCAACATACTCTGCAAAAGCATCAGCAAATCTAAGAAGGGCAGATCTGATATTTGCCTTCAGATCATACCCATCCCAGAATGTTGGATTTAGTTGATCTCTAAATTTCAGCGTCAGATTTTCATTTAATTTTCTTAAATCTGACGCCGAAATATGCCTCCTTATACGACTATACAAAACACTTCATTCGTTTTGAAGTATTTAGAGGTAATCTTTTCTCCTTTGTTCTTCAGGAATGACTTTATTAAAGTCAATGTAAATAACCCCATCAATGTGATTTACTCCAGTAATAACCAAATCAGTAGGCATTTGCCAAACACGATTAAATCGACGGAAAGCTAATCCGCGATGAATATATTCTGAAGTCTCAAAATCTTCTTTGTTACCCTCAATAAAAAGTTTACCTTGTTCAGTATAAACTTTTACTTCATTTCGTTTAAACCCCGCTACTGCCATCTCAAGACGATATCCTTCTTTAGTCTTGAGAATATTATGTGGGGGGTAATTTGTATTTGAAATTGATTCTAAATACGTCCTTGTTTCAGGCACGCTAAGTGTAATTGAATGTGAACCAAACATAGTGACCTCTTTGAGCGTCTAGTGTTGAATGTCCCTTGCGGCGACATTACTAATTATATAGGATCCAATAAAAAAGCGGGTCGTAAAAACCCGCTTATCCTATTCGGTCATCACTGTTCAGTTCGTTTTTTACCAATATTGTATTTGGTTTCCAACACCCATTCACCCTTTTCTTTATACGCAATCACTTTAATTTGATTAAGTGGTGCAATATCAGAAATAGTATCTGGTTTAATAACTTCAATCAATCCCCAATCAGCTAGGAGTTGAATAATTCTATTTCTCCTCTGAACATCATTGATGCTGAGATTTGCTCTCTTACCATCTAATGCAAAGAGTTCTTTGAAGTGAACAATATAATACTTACCCTGCTTATGCAAAATATGGCAAGATTGATATAACTTCTTTTCTTTCCTTGATGCAACACCGATCCTGGTTAATGTCTCACGAACCTTGAGGAAATCATCAGGTTCTGCAAGAACAACTTCAACCATCTTATCGGGAGACCAATGGTATTCGGGCTCGACGACAACACTCATTTTATTCCTCCAGTATCAAGTTTCTTTCTAATGAACGTTAGTTGATCTTCTGTTAGAAGAGAAAGAACTTGTCTAGCTTTTTCATTACTATAACCATAGTAAGATTTGACACATTCAAGGTTCTTCAATTCTTCCTTTTTGATCCACGGAGAAAATCTCCGTTTCGATCTCAAAGTATTTAGTAAAAAATCATACTGTAACTTCTTGTCTAGATGATGATTAATATTCATCTCATTAGAAAACATTACAGCATCAACATGCCCAGACAAACAACGATTAACAATATACGGCAGATATTTATTTTCAATCGTAGGATCTTCATCGATCAAATTGATCTTTGAAGTATTAATACTGTTTAACCAATCTTTAAGTTCAATCATCGATTTAAAATGCGATCTTTTAATTCTTCACTCCAGTTATCATAGTAACCAGTTTTTTTCAATTGTTTCCTTGCATCCTCAAGTTCTTTCCTATCTTGAACGATTAACATTGAAGTTCCTTGGTTAACAACCAAACAATCAAAAGTTTCTACAAGATCTGGATGCTCTTCTAGAAAAAGAAGATTTGGATATTTTTTATTATACTCTTTAGCGATATCCTCAAGATCTTCTGCGGCAATACTTCCAAAACGAAAGAT